TCGAATACATTAGCTGAGAAGTTAGTGAATACCATTGACTCACCCTCTAAGAACTCTCCTCCATACTCTGCTCTAAAGATAGCTTCTGGTAATACCTTTTTAGCTGCCTGTATTTCTTCTTGATTGATGTAGGGGTTATCGCCTTGTTCCATGCGGACGCTGGCATAGTTAGGGTACTCGCTGTCGAGTCCAAGCTTATACATTTGATAGAACCAATCCCTGCCACGTGGAGTGCTAAACAGGACCACCTTTTTGCCGTGTACTAGAGCGGTAGGTTCGATAGCTCTACGGTAAGCATCCTCTGATTGATAAGAGGCTTCATCCATAAAGAGGTAGTCAAACGTATAACCTCTCAGTCCGTCCTCTCTCTCACTGGATCTAAAGTAGATCTTGCTACCTGTCTTTAGTTTTATCTCATGGTTAGAGAAGTTAGTTGTCTCTACTAATCCACTATCTTTTATAGCTTCATATAGATCTTCCATTAGTTTTCTTGCTTGTTGGTAAATGGGTGCAATGATACCTATCTTACTGCCCTTCTCATTTATACCGTAATATAGTATGAGGTTTATTAGTAGAAGTGATTTGCCTTGTTGGCGCGGACTCACTACGGTGACATACTTTTCAGGGCCATTAACTATTGTGTTAATGACCCTAGTCTGTCCCCTATGTGGTCTGAAGCCAGTTACTTCCACAGTCTATGCTTTAGGAGCCATGTGGTCTATTGCTGAGTCACCACCTTCGTGATCACCCTGTACTCTTAAGTTAGAGTCTATTGGTGGTCCGAAGCCAAACTTAATCTCTTTAAATATATCAGAGCCATCTGCTCCTGTAACTTCTGTTCTTGCAAGTGCAGGTACAAATCTTTCTGATAGTTTAATAATTAGATCCATAGCTTTAGCAGGATCTTCACTTGCTATCTGTGATAACCATCTATCCATCTTAGGTAGATTGTCTTCTACTAACATAGCGAATGCCTCTTTCATTAACTTAGTAGATTTGTTAGGTCCTACTCTACCTCCCTTAAATATATTAGGGTCGCCTTTACTGAATCCCATCTTCTTTTAGTGCTTTATTTAATCCGTCTAATGCTGCTTGAGCATGTGACTTGTTAGTTGCTTTAATTATAGCTACATGTTCTCCATAAGGTGTAAACGTGTACCGCTTTGTTTTTTTAGTCTCGTAGACTTTATACTCTTCCATAGTGAAACATTATATTATTTTTAGCTGTTGTTACGCAGCGGCCACACTTTGTAGCCTTGGTTGGTGTGTTTGTTACATCACTAACTATCTCGAAGATCATTCTATGCTCTTCATCGGTTAGTCTTCTACTTGTAGTAAAGATTAACATGTTATCCTTTACCCATTGTCTGTGTTCTGGTTTCATATCTAAATATATTTATATAGTAAATTGGCGAGTACGCCGGATATAGCTGCGTAAAGTATGCCTATTAGGCCAAACTGTGCACAGAATGGACCTACGCTCATCCATGCTGCCATACACATATCACATCTAAATGGTTTGTTTGGTAACCATGTTAACTCGAAGTGACTAATAAAGTCTACTACTATATAGGCTAGACATGCAAACCCTATCATTTGTATTAGTTCATTCATAACTTATTCCATTTTCTTTTAGTCTCTCTTTAATATATACCTTTGCTTCTCCTACTGCTTTTGCAATTGATGTTCTAGGTATACCAGTTATACGCGAAAGTTCTGAGAAGTTACCCTCTGTAATCCACATCTCAAATAGTATTGCACGGAACCACAGCTCAATACCTGATGACTGCATATCCTCCAGGACGCCTTGGATAGCCTCTGTTGCAAGATCTTGCTCGTAGTCATATATTTCATCATCACTAATGTTTTGGTCTATCATACCCATTCCAAAGACTCTGCCTTTCTGTCTGTAAAGAGTATGGTATTGACTAGTACTTGAGTTAAATGATCTCCACATAATACCAGATAAGAAATTCATACCTCTACCACTGTCTACAATCTCTTGTCCACGTTCATGTGTCATAAATTGTTCTATAGCAAAGTGTGCAACGTCTTCGTATTCTTTATTAGATTTGCATATCTTTTTGCACATAAGTACTATGGCTGCGTAATTATCTCCTATAAATTTATTCATAGAGTTCATCCTTACCGAAGATGAAGAGATCTCTGTCGTATCTAAACATACCGGTGTAGTGTGGTCTTTTTTTATCATCTAAGTTTAAGCCATCTTTCTCTAGTAAGTTATAGTTAGTACATCCCATTAGGTAAGCCCATCTAGTAATGTTCTTGTGTTTTCTTATTGGTACTTCATTTACATTCCGTCTCCAGTTCTTTAGTTTAAATATATAGTGCTCTCTACTAAGCTGAACTATCTTACATTCATTTTCATCTACATACTGTAATAAGTAGTCATGTATGTTATCATCCATTCGGTCTAGTATCTTTCTAACGTCATATCCGTACAGATCTATCCATTGGCCTTCTAGCTTATACTCAAGCATTAGCCTACGTATGAATGCAAATAAAATAGCAATGCCTTCATCTTCAGTCTTTAAACATCTAGGTACTTTAACTATAAGTGTATCTATTTCCATTAAGTATTTATCCTACTCAGATAATAGCACATTTAAGTCTTGTTCAGTATTTGCGTAAGTCTCTTCCCTATAGCTTTTACCTTCTAGTACTATAAAGAATGTCTTTTCCTTTAATCTATCTACAACTCTAGATCCATATCTTTTTGTTAGTGCATCTAATGTTAAGTTAGTTGTTGTAAATATTGGAGTCTGTGCTGCGTAACATTCTAATATAAGCCATTCAATTATATCCATTTTAACACCATAGTATGAAGCCATTATCTCAGTACCTATATCATCTATTACTAATTCTTGTCTTCCTTCTAATTGATACTTAAATGTTTGTAAAATTAGTTCCATGCCGCCTGAACTGTACATACCTGATATAGTATTTGCTGTATACATGGGCGCCCTGTTTTCATAAAACCCCTTTTCTCCTAGTTTATTATCAAATACCTGATCAAATAACCATGACTTACCTAGTCCTACATTACCCAGTAAAGTCATTCCTTTAGGTTTTGCATTTAATACTTTTAATACTTGTTCTTGGTTTAGTATTACTAATCCGTTGTCTGTCTTTTTCATATCTTAATAGTTTGTATCGAAATTTTTAGTGTCATTAGTTATAGTAGTCTTCTTGCTTTTTGTTTCTTCTTCGCCGGCTAACCATGCTTCTGAATAACATTCTTCTTGTATGTAGTTCTGTAAAGTCTTTACGTATGCTCCTGATATAGTTAAGTATCTTTTTAAATTAATTAGGGCCAGCTTTGCTTGTTCAATATCAAGTTGTTTAAACTTCTTTAATCCATGCTGTCTATTACCAATTCTGTTTTTAGGGTATAGATCTACTAGTTTAAAAAACATCTTACCAAGAATATCATCGGTATCAGACGGAACGTCTAACTCAGTGTTAATGTTAGTTGTTTGTGTTAAAGTTAATTCTTGGTGTTTGTTGTTCAGTTTTTCAACCTTTAAAGATTCAGTTTCTACATCTTTATAGATTAAGTTAAAGAACTTATATAGATTCTCTTCACATATACCATAATGATACTTAGGTGGTATACCAACCCTTTTAGCTGTTATGTATTTTTTAGTTACTAATGCTTTAGTTGCCTGTCTTATTTGATGTTCTGATAGTGGTAGATCCTTTGCTAGTCTAGATTGCTGTTGATAGAATGGCTTACCTTGTTTAAAGAAGGAGTCTGCTAGATCTACTAGATGTTGTAATAGGATTGTTGCGTGTAGACCGATATCGTTAGCTAATTCTTTATTAACTATCCAATATGCTTGTGATCCAATGAGTTGTTTTAGTTTCATATAAGTTACTTTTGTTTATTGTTATATGGTTATATATTGTTTTGTTTGCTAAAAAAAGTCGGATTTGCAAAATAAACTGAAACAAAGTAACTTAGATACATATAATATCTGTAGACGGTTTAATTCTTTATTACTTTTGAATTTGTTGTTTTCTTTCCGTCTACAGATTGTTATGATAAGGACCCTAGCAGTTTTCAGCCATTCTGCTAGGGTTTCTTTTTATACTAAAAAAGGACTCTACTTTCGTAGAGCCCTTTCGGCCAAACTAAACAACTATATAGTTATTCTGTTTTATTATGCAATTCTAATCTTTAATGCACCTGAAGTATGATATACACCACCTAAAGGTATTCCACCTGCAGCTGCTGCTGTATCATCTGCATAATTCATACCAGCGTATCCTGCAATTTGTAATAGGTTTACAGTAGCTGTGTTTGCAGTTGCTGCGGTAACACCTTCTCCAATTGCTACTGAGCTTGCTGCGGTTGCTGTTGCGTTATCACCTAAAGCCGAAGAACTTGTTGCACTTGCTTCTGCATCTTTACCTATTGCTGTAGAATTAGCTGCTGATGCTAATGAAAAATATCCAGCAGCATATGATTTGTTACCTTGCGCACGTGCATTTTTACCAAACGCCATAGCTTTTTCATTTGTAACTGTTGCATCATGTCCGATAGCTATACAATCTGTTGGGTACTGAGCCCCACCTACTGGTGTTATTGCACCATCACCGATAGCAATATCTCCACCACCTCTTGCTTGTGCAGCGACAGTAGTTACTGCAGCTCCTGAAGCCATTGAAAGCGGTGCACCTTCATCAGTTGCACTACCAGTTCCTAAAACTAATCCCGGAGTAGCACCAGCTGGTAAACCAGTTACTGTAGCGTTTGCAAAATCTACTGAAGTTGTTGAACCTGCATCTCCAAAATTATATGTACCGTTTTTAAATTTTACTGTTCCTGCGTTTGCAGTCATAATACCACCTGCTGTATCAATAACAAATCCAGTACCATCGACTGCTACTTGGTTAGTACCTGATTTAAGAGCTATACTTGTTCCAGCTCCGAATGCAGATAGATCTGCAATTTCTATTGGAAATGCAGTACCATCACCAAATTGTAAGTTCTGTGGTGGAAAAGGTATTGTAGACGTATTATCTGCTGTTTTTATCAGCCCTTGATAGGACTGATCTATTTGTGCGTTTTGTAAACTTGCCATAATTTATTATTAGTTTAATTTTTTAATTAAAGTTCCACTAGTAGTTATACTACCGGTAGATGAATCATTGTAGAATTGGTAAAAGAAATACTGGTTGACAGCCCAGTTAATGTTAACTGTTTCTGTTGGATCTCCAGAGCTTTCAGCATTTACGTTGTTCGAACCTGCGATAGGCATATGCATAGTTCCATTAGATTTAATAAATAATGTTTTATTGTAATAAATATTCTTACGTGCGTCAGGTGATTGCACTTGTGCGAATGAATAGTTACCTGAGCTAGCTACAGGTGCTTGACCTACTGTTTGTGCTGTATCTGAAATCCACAATGATGAGTAACCCCAGTTATTCATACCGTCTCTATATTCTAGTCCGGTAATTGATAATACATCACCGGTGGTAAATGTACCACCTGGAATCATAAATGTTTCGTATACAATGTCTGATGACGCTTGCGTGTTTAATGTCCATGGAGTACCTTGAAAAACTGTACCACCACCTGATGATGGTAGACCGCTTACAGTACTACCTGTGAAGTCCACAGTACCACTAACAAAGTTAGTTGCTGTATTACTCATTTGAATATTAGTAGCGCCACCAGAACCATCTGTAATAGCTTTAGCAGTACCACTTAATGCTGCGTTGTCTGTTGTTTTGATTAATCCAAGATATGAATCTTTGATTGGATTTCCTGTTAATTGTGCCATAGTTATTTTATTGCGTTTGTTTTATATTTATGCTACTTCCCAGTTGTCAGCTTCTACTTCCCAGTTATTAGCTTGATTTTCCCAGTTATCTAATACCGGTACTGAACATGGAGTTGTAGCAGACCATATTCTACTTTCACTACCAAATTCATTTAAGTTAGAACCCCATACACATGGTGTTGCTGGTACTCCGTTACATGCATCATCGGCGATTGCGTACCAATATGTTCCATTCTTAGGTTGTGCTATACCATAATAATTAGCTAGAGCTATAACCCATGAAGCATTGATTGGTGCATTAATACCTAAATGCTCACAATAGGCTTGAATCCAGCTACCATTTACCGGTGCAGGTATATTGTAATAGATACACAACGCTGAAAGCCAAGTACCACCTGTAGGTTCTGTTACCGCGTTACTAGTAACACATTGTACATAATCTTGAATTGCATTATTTATATCCATATTATTGTCTTAATTTTGCTATTGCGTCTATCGCTCCCTGTGTACCTATATATACGCCAGCTATGATAACCCAATCAGAACTTGTTAAAGTCTCTGAGAAGAGCCCGAATGAAGCCACAACAAAGACCATAAGCTTTCTGCTTATGTATCTACTTAGTATTTTGTCTGTTGCTGCTTTCATGTGTTAAGTATACTTTTAATTTCTTAATGTTACTAACTGTACTCTTAGTTACAGCTGGAACAATCGGGGTCACAGTCGAGTCCGCAGTCTGCGTAGATGTATAAGTCATTTCTTCTTAAGGGTATATTAGTTTGTAAACCACTAAAGTAAGGATTTTGTCTGTTAGGATTCATTCCATCATTAGGAGTCGGGTTTTGATATAGGGTAAACATATTAGGATGCTGTTGTAAATACTCTAGCATTCTATTGTTGTAAAATTGTGCATCATCTAACGCTTGTTCTCTAAGATATTTCATCTCTTCTAGCGTAGTAGATTGTGTTTCTTCACTTGTACCGTTTACGATACCAGCTTCGACCATCTTGTATTTTAAATTAGGTAGCAAATGATATAATGCATACTGAATTAAACACGGACCAACTAGATCTTTTAAGAACGCTGATTCGTTTGCTGTTAAATCATTTGCAATGACACCGGCTTTTAATCTATTGTAAAAAGGTGTGCCTAATGTATCTTGTATATAAATATCTTGACTTTGCAATATAGACGGTGTTAGTACATCAATACGAATATTGTTGTCTAACGAAGTCCATTGCTTCATTCTCTGCTCGCTAACTAAAAGTACTGTTTCCATATTATAGTGATTCTATGTTTTCTTGTGGTGCAGTGTCTTCGATTTCTGCATCATTAACTAGCTTGTTAGGTCTTACTTTAATAGCTACGTTAAAACCAGCTAATCTTAGCATGTAACCAAAGCTTTGTAATATCTTCTTTCTTTTAGGTTCTACTACAGTTCCTTCGAAGTGTGCATACGCAACTCTGATCTCTTCCGCGTTAGAGCTAAAACCGGCACTGTCCTTGATGCCCAATAGTAATGGACTAGTAATACGATGCGCAGTTAATATCCTCGAACTGATGCGCTCTTCTAATAATAAGTAGTAGTCATCATTTGCTGAGTCAATCGGAGTAACTTGTAGTTCTTTACCTGCTTCAGAGAATGCCAAGAAGAAACGACCAGCGTTTTCTGTTCCTGTAAATGTTTTCTCAATCTCTTTGTATACGTCACGTCTTTCTTCAGGTGAAGGTACGCCATTTCTAAATTGTACAAACATAGATGGTGCTAGACCATTAGCTATATTGTTTGCATGGAATCTACTTACTTGTGCATCTAATGAAATATCATTCATTGCTGCTACATAGTTAGGTAGTGGGTAAACCTGATTTCCTGGCGTATATCCATAGAAATAGAATACTTGTGACGCATTGTCACCTTTATTATCAGTAGCATCAAATGCTTTATACTCTTGGTATGGATATTTTCTTAGGTTAGACCAATCAGCAGAGTACATATAGTTCTCTACTTTATCTTCTTCATTAGGTTTACCTGATCTTACATTACTAAATGGTAAGTGATAGATCTCTGAAATCTTTGTACGATCCTTAGACCATATTACATTAATAGCGTAACCAGAAAATAATACATAATCTAACGAAATCTTTTCATAAAGCTCTTCAATCGTTTCGCCATTTTGGTTAATGTATTCGTCACCGATGATTTCGATACCATCGCCGACAATACCAGCTGTAATAGCATCAACAGCAGTATGATGCATGGCACTAGTGTCATATAGCTCTATTAATGATTGTGGGAACAAGTTTAGGTTGCCGTAATACATGTAATCTTTACTACGGACTTCTTTAATGTCTGGTAATTCAATGGCTTGGAATTCTGATCCCTTAATTGAATAAATGCCTTCTGGTGTATTTCTCATATTTTCTTTAATATTTTAGTACGATGGTCTGTAAAAAACCTCTGATACTCTTTCTTCAGTCTGAGGCGTACTAATAAATTCTTTCATACCTAAGTCTCCACCTGGAGACGTAACTATTTTAACTAATCCAGCTTCTAGTGTTACGGCGTTTTGTACTAACCTCCAATTATATATCGCACTCTTGTGGGCGTCACCAAAGCCAATTGGAAACGTAACCTCTAGTGTGGTATATCTTGAGTTAGATTTAACTATCTTATTTACTAATAGTGGCATAGCTATATGACTATACTGTGATATTAACACAAACGAAAGATTTCCACCTGCAAACATATTTGGTATGTTTACTGTGAATTGCTGTGTTAATTGGTTTTCGGGTACTAATATTGTCATAAGTTATGTTATATTAAGTCGTATACATATAAATATAAAAACATCGCATATTGACATGGAATATAAAAAGATAGAATTCGGTACATACACAAACTCTTATTGGCACAAATTAAAAGGCTTAAAATCAGTTAAAGCTCTACTTAAAGAAATTAAAGAACTTGATTGGGAAGACTATAACCTCTATGTAGTTGGTAGTATATTATCTAATGTAGAGACTAGTGATATAGATCTAATTATTACTGGTCCGTTAATTCCTGCTAAGATAGATTACTTATTAGAATCTATAGTAGAGATTGGGTTTGAGCATCAAATATATTGTGATGTGAAATTTAGCGTTACGGGCGAGTTATTTGACCCGACACGTGATATTGATAAAACTATAAGATATGCTAACTATCGTGGTGTAATGACTATTGACGGCCATCCATATCACTTTGCAAAGCGGCTTCATGGTTTATACTTATCAGATCAACACTACCCTATGGCTAAAACACTTAATGCTATGGTAGACGAAGGTAGAAGATACAAGTCACCAAAGAAAGTTATTTGAAACAAAGCCTAAGGCAACCGCTATAACTTATATGATATACTACAT